AGGGAGAGATCTCTCGCAAAACAGTGAGAATGAAACAGATCTGGCCGAATCTGAACAGATTCACTATGAGCCAGGCAAGATCGAACCCAGACTGGTCACGGCTAGTTGGGGGGCTGAGAGTTACGGCCCTGAAATTGTTGCGTGGGCGAAAGACCACCTGCAAGTTGATTTGTATCCCTGGCAGGTTCAGGTATTGAATGACGCATTGGAACATGATGCTGCTGGTGATTTGTTGCACAGGTATTCACTGACTAGCACGGCGAGGCAGCAGGGCAAAACTGTGATGCTGTCTGCCCTGATCGGCTGGTGGTTGACTGTTGGCCGTGTGAAACGTGGCGGCCCGCAGCAGGTGTTGAGCGTGGCGCACCAATACACGACAGCGGAACTGTTGCCGCTGATGCTGTTTCCCATTCTTGAAGAGCGCTACGGCTTCAAAACGTTTGTGAGTTCTGGCCGCATGATGGCGCAGCATGATGACGGCTCATGGTGGCGCATTCAATCGGCCTCGCCCCGTTCAGGTCACGGCCTCAGTGCTGACCTGCTCGTTGTAGACGAATTGTTTGCTGTTTCTGAACTGGTGTTAGATGCTGGACTATTGCCGACGCAGCGCGCACGCAAATCGCCGCTGGCTGTGTTCACTTCTACTGCTGGCACTGAGGATTCAACGGCGCTGATCAGGTGGCGTGAACGTGGTATCCAACAGATTGAAACAGGTAAGCCTGGCCGTATCCATTTCGCTGAATGGTCACCGCCCGCCAACATAGATTTCAGTGATCGCAGTTTCTGGCATTACGCAAACCCCAGTTTGGGTTTGGGTTTCCTAACCATGCAAGACCTTGAAGATGGGTTCAACAGTCCGAACAGGGAAGCCTGGTTGCGAACCGATTTGAACTTGTGGACTTCAGCGGTAGGCAGTTGGCTGCCTCACGGCGCATGGGAAGCCTGGACTACTAGCGACGCTATGCCTGCTGGCGGCGTGCTGGCTGTTGACAGTGACAGTGACGGCGTTGGGTTCGTGGGCGTCAGGGTCGCAGCTCGCGATGATGGGAAACTTCAGGCACGCAGCGAATTCAGGGTTGATTCCCTTGACGCCATGTGGGAACACGTTCACAGTTTGCTGGAAGATAAACAGATCAGGTTGGCGCTGACACCTGGCCTGCATGGTCTTTGCCCGCTGGACCTGTCGAAACGGTCAACCATTTGGGGGCAGCAGGAAATGACCAAATACACGGCCATCGTGCGTGGCCTCATTCTTGAAGGCCGCATGATGCACGAAAACCAGATGAGCCTGAATGAGCATGTGAACAGGGCTGTGTCAGGCAAAGCCGCTGGCGGCATGCTCACAATCACGTCACGAAAATCGCCTGGACCTATCGAACAATGCCGCTGCATGATCGCTGCTGCTGGAATGTGTGCGAAACCTGCCGCAAAAATTAGGGTGCCAATGATCGGAATGGGCTGATATCCACCCACACTTTGTGAAAACGTGTTAGCCTTGCGGCGTGGGTCTGTTCCGTACCAAAGCAGCGCCAGCGTTTGGTGTTTCTGATGTCAAGGCTGCCGCTGGTAGTGCGGGCAGGCTCGGCACGCTCAGTTCCTACGCTGTCGGGTCTGGGGTTGAGCGTGCATTGTCTTTGCCCACTGTCAGCAGGGCTGTCGGGCTGATCACTTCAACCATTGCCAGTTTGGATTTGCGCACCTACACGCTGCAATGGGACCCGCAAACTGAGCGCTACGAACGAATCTATGTGCCAGGTGAATCGTGGTTCACGCGGCCTGACCCGCGCAACACACGGAATTTCATCATGTCAGCCACTGTGAAAGATCTCATGTTGCGTGGCCGTGCCTTTTGGTATGTGACCAGCCGCTACGCAACAGGGTTTCCTGCATCATTCCAGTGGTTGCCAGCCGATCAGATCACAACACCCGATCAGGCAGGCCCAGAATGGTTCACAACTTCTGAAGATATCTACTATGACGGCGTGCAGGTTGACCCAGCGAACGTGGTGCAGTTCCTGTCGCCACTTGACGGCATTTTGTGGACAGGCGCCAGGGCCATTGACATTGCCCACAGGCTTGACGAATCAGCCCGCAGATTTGCCACGAATGAAATCGCTGCAGGCTATTTGCAGCAGAAAGAAGGCGGCGAAGCCCTCGCAGGCCACGAACTTTCTGAATTGGCAGCTGCATGGGCGCAAGCACGCCAAAACTCTGCTATCGGTGCTCTCAACCAGCACGTTGAATTCATAGAGTTCAAAAGCAACCCCAATGTGTTGCAAATCACTGAAGGCCGCACCCTTGCGGCATTAGATCTGGCACGCGTTTGTCAAGTCCCACCCTGGCTGGTGGGTGTCGCAGTTTCGTCGTTCACATATCAGAACGCGCAACAGGCACGCCAGGACTTGCTGACTTTCGGGGCCTCGCCGTTCCTGACGTGCCTTTCCGAAACCCTTTCGGGTGACAACGTGATCGCTAAAGGCAAACACGTTGAATTCGACACTGAAGCATTTGTGAAAACAGCAATGGCTGACAACGTTGACATCGCTGTTGAACCAGACTTTGAGGAATCTGAAGCATGATGAAATTTACTGCCACCGCTGTCAGCCTTGACGCTGCAGCAGGTGACGCACCCCGCACCATTTCAGGCATCGCTGTGCCATTTGGCACCACAGCCACAGTCAGTTCAGGGCAACAAGTCAAAATCATGCCTGGCGCCCTGCCTGTTGACGGTCCAGCGCCACGCCTGCTGGCTGAACACGACATGGGCAAAATTGTGGGCATGGTCACAGCCCGCGAGGAAACCGACGAAGGCATGCTGTTCACTGCTGAGATCGCTCGCACACAAGCAGGCAATGACATTGTTGAACTGTTGAAAATGGGCGCCTATGACAGCGTAAGCATCGGCATTGAAGCCATTGACGTTGAACAGGACGGCAAAACGACAGTGGTGAAATCAGCCCGCTGGCGTGAACTGTCCATTGTTGCTGAACCAGCATTTGAAGCGGCACGCATCACAGAAATCGCTGCATCAGCCGATGCAGACACCCCCGACGAAACCGAAACACCCCAACCTGAAAAGGAAACAGAAACTATGGAAGAAAACACCCCTGAGGTTGTCGAAGCAGCCGCTGAGGTAGTCCCGACAGCCCCTATCTATGCACAGCCAAAAAAGCATTTCGCAATGCCATCGGCCAGCGAATATCTTGCGGCCTACCATGCAGGCGGCGAAACCTTTGCAAAGGTCAACGCAGCATTTGTAGAAGCAGCAAAAGCAAAGCAGTCAGCAATCGAAGCAGCTGCAGGCGACGTAGTGACCACCGACACGCCAGGCCTGTTGCCACAGCCAATCGTTGCGCCAGTCTTTGCTGACATGAACTATGTGCGGCCAGTTGTCAACGCTGTTGGCGCCCGCGCAATGCCAGACGGCGGCAACTCTAAGACCTTTATTCGTCCAACCTGGACCACTCACACTTCAGTTGCAGCGCAGGCCGCTGAACTAGACGCAGTGTCAGCAACCACGCCAGTGATCGCAAGCAACGTAGTGTCGAAGTCCACACTCGCAGGACAGGTCACCCTGTCCGTTCAGGACGTAGAATTCACCTCGCCTGCAGCGCTGCAGATCATTCTGCAAGACCTCGCATCACAGTACCTTGAAAAGTCTGACGACGTGGCCGCTGACGCCATCGTTGCAGGCGCATCAGCATCAGGTTCCACCTGGACTGTCACAGCAAATGACCCCAGCAGCCTGATCTCAGCACTCTATGACGCAGCCCGCGACATTCTCGCAGCAACCAACTTCTTGCCTGACCATGTGTTTGTTTCACCAGACGTGTGGTACTCATTGGGCCAGCAGTTGGACGCCGACAAGCGGCCAGTGTTCCCATACACGGGCGCCTCAGGCCTCATGGGTGTCAACGGCATCGGTACAGGCGAAGTCACGCAGGCAAACACGTTCAACCCATTCGGTTTGAAACTGGTTGCTGACAAAAACTTTGCTGCAGGCACCATGATCGTGGCACGCGGCGCAGCCGTAGAGTTCTACGAGCAGATCAGGGGCATCACCAGCGTTGAAGTACCTTCAACCCTTGCCCGCACCTTCTCGTATTACGGCTATGTAGCGACGTTCATCGGTGATGACTCACAAGTCAAGTCAATCACTGTCGCCTGATAACTAACTAGGGAACGCATCACGCCATGACCACTTTCACAATCACGCAATCATCACGCGTGGGCGGCTATGGCGTGGTGCAAACCCTTGAACACCTGGCGAATATCCCGCTAGGCAGTTACATCAACATTATTGACAGCACCAGAGGGCTTGACGGCAACCAACAGGTTGTCTGGTCACTAACTGACTACGAACTAATAGACGTTACGCCTGAAGGTGAACTGGTCTTTGACTACAACGTTCACCGTGAACACCAGTTGATCTTTCCGAACGCGGGCGACGATCTCGCCTACGGGTTAGACAGTGGTGAAGTCCGTTGGGAACCTGAACCCACCTGGATCACGTCCGATGATGTCACCGAATGGCTAGGCATCAGCGTTGCAACAGCAAACGACACAGCATTCATCGCAACCTGTGTTTCAGCTGCCAACGTGTTCGCCTACAGGCGACGGGTCGAATCGGGCTACCACGACGACATTGACGCAGTACCTGACGGCGCAGTCAAACTAGGCACCGTTATGTATGCGGCCACCTTGTACCGTGAACGCGGCAGCGCAGACTCATTTGCATCATTCGACCAGTTCGGCGGCGGCGTACCGTTCGGCTCACTAGGCCGAATCCTGCAACTGTTAGGCGTAGGCCGCCCACAGGTGGGCTGATGGCAGCAACAGGCATTCTGGCAGCTGCCTACAGCAGCGTAACAACAGCACTGGCTGACGCTGGCCTAGTGGTGGTCACAGACCCCCGCAACGCCCGCCCCATGTCCGTGTTTGTTGAACTGCCCATTGGTGACGTATTCAACAACAACATTGTTGACGTGCGCATCAGCATCAGGATTCTGGCAGCCCCGCCAGGCAACCAAGACGCCGCAAACTATCTGCTCACAACTTTTGACACTATCCACCAACTTGACACCATCGCTGTGGTTGACTTCAGACCTTCAACCGCTGTGATCGGTGAGCAAAATATCCCCGCCTATGACCTCACGGTCAGGCTCTCAACCAGAAGGAACTAAACCACATGGCAACCACCACAGTTTTGTCAAACCCAGCGCTGTTGATTGACAGCGTTGACTATTCAGACCAATGCACCAGCGCTGTTCTGACCCTCACCAAAGAATCACTGGAATCAACCACATTCGCTGACACGGCCCGCACCTACACCGCAGGCCTCACAAACGTTGAAGTGACCTGCACCCTAATGCTTGCCTACGGCAGCTCAGAGGTTGAAGAAAACCTTGAGGGCATTCTGGGCACGAACGTTGACGTGGTTATCTACGCCACGAGCAGCACCACCCCAGCAGCAGATAACCCGCAATACACCATCACAGGTGCCTACCTTGAAAGCATCACCCCTGTGAACGGCGCATTGGGCGAATTGCAGACAATTGACATCACCCTGTCAGGCGGCTCATACACACGGGCAGTGGCCTGACCTAACCTAGAAAGACCCGACACATGCAACTAACCATTCAAATCACAACCCCTGATGAGCAATACCAGGTTCACACTGACCTGTTCACCATTGTTGCCTGGGAACGCAAGTTCAAAACCAAATCAAGCAAAATGGCCGACGGAATCGGTATGGAAGATCTGGCATTCATGGCATACGAGGCCAGCAAAAACACTGGCCGAATCGTGCCAGCAGTTTTTGACGATTTCATCAAAAAAGTTGTGAAAATCGAAGTGGTGGGGGAAGAGGAATCAAACCCTACCCACGAGGCACCTACCGCCGACAGTTAGCAGAATTGCTGTTGGCTGTCGGCTGGTGGCCGCCTCACATAGAATTTGACACCAAAGACCTTCACACAGTTGGGGACGTAGCAAAGGAACAGCAGAAAAATGGCCGACGGGGTAGGCGTTGAAATAGACACTGACGGCATCGCCGTTCTAGTGCGCTATTTGCGCAAAGTTGAACCCGAACTGGCCCGCATGCTGCCCCGTGAAATGCGGCACGCAGCTGGACCTATCGTCCAAACTGCTCGCAGCCTGGTCCCGCAACCTTCAGCGCTATCAAACTGGGGGGCCTGGACACAGGGCGGGCGTGACAGATCTTTCACACGCAAAGCCCGCACAGGTATCGTTGCCCAGACTGATGTCAGGGCGTTTGGTGAACGCAACCAAATCAACCTGCTGTCACTGTTCCAAAAAGACCCAGCGGGCGCCATTTTTGACAACGCAGGCCGCCACCGTGAAGGGGCGACAGGGCGCAGCGGCGCATTCCTAGAAAACCTAAACGCCAAATATGGTGACCCGAAACAAAAAGGCCGCTACATGTGGCCCGCTGTTGAACAGAACCTGGGCTATCTGAACAGGGAAATTCAAAAGGTCATCGATAAATGGTCACAGGAACTTGAACGAACATTGAACAGGGCGGCATGACATGGCACGCATTCCATTAGTTACAGAGTTTGAATCACGAGGCCTTGACAGGGCTGTCAAAGAGTTTCAAAAACTGGAAGGCGTAGGCGCCAAAGTGGGCTACGGCCTGAAAAAAGCGTTTTTGCCTGCCACTGCTGCTCTGGGTGGTTTGGCTGCTGCCGCTGGCGTGTCGGTTGCGGCTGCTGCTGAAGATGCTGCACAACAGGCAGAACTGGCCCGTCAACTAGAGGCCACCACAGGCGCCACAGATAAACAGATTGCCGCTGTTGAACAGTACATTGCCGAAACAGAACTGGCTGCAGCAGTAACTGATAGCGAATTGCGCCCAGCGTTTGCGAATCTGGTGCGTGCCACAGGCGACGTGACTGAAGCACAGGAACTGATGAGCCTGGCACTTGACGTGGCGGCTGGCACAGGCAAAGACCTTTCAACAGTCACTGAAGCCCTGCAAGAAGCCACAATGGGTGAGGTCGGCCCACTGAAGGAACTTGACAGGTCACTGACGGACATGATCGGCAGCGGCGCAAGTGCTGACGAAGTGATGGGCAAACTGGCTGACACGTTCGGCGGGGCCGCAGCTGAATCCACTGAAACTGTTGAAGGCAAGTTCAAACTGATGAAAATTCAGTTGGACAACACCAAAGAGTCAATCGGGAAAGCCCTGCTGCCTGTGCTTGAAACCCTGTTGCCTTATTTGGAACGCATGGCAACGTGGGTGTCAGAAAACACTGAACTGATTCTGATTATTGGCGGCGTGGTTGGCACGTTCGCTGGTGTCATTGTTGCCCTGAACACGGCGTTGGCGATCTTCAACACCATTCAGGCGATCACGACAGCGCTGAACACTGCAATGGCAGGGTCAGCGTATGCGGCTGCTGGCGGTTTCTCAGCCATGTGGGTTGCCACAGGTGTTGGCATCATTGTTGCGATCATCGCAGCCATTGTTGTGTTGCAAGCCAAATTCAACATTTTGGGCAAAGCCGCTGACCTTGTGAAATGGTATTTTGAAAAAGCGTGGGACGCTATCAAATGGGTGATCAACAAAGCCATTGACGGAATCAACGAACTGATCGGCCTTATCAACAAGATTCCTGGAATTGACATTCCACAGATCGGCCATGTAGGTGAGCAGGCTGAAGAGGCAGCCAACTGGGTTGACCAGTTCACACAACATATGGCCCGTGCAGAAAACCAAACCGACAGAACCACGCAAACTTTCCTGCAGTTTGACAAAGGCCTCATCGAAGTTGAGGACCAAAGCAAAAAACTGACGAAAACGTTGGGCCGTGTTGACGAGGCGTTTGACCCTCTCAACGAAGGCATTGAAACAGCCACCACCCGCCTAGACAAATTTTTCAACAGTCTTGACCAGCAAAAAGCCACTGACGAATTTATTGAGGAAATTAAAGAAATTGAACGCACCCTGGGCAACGCTGCCATTGGCAGTGACCAATTCATTGAAGCCCAAAACGAGGCCTATGAGGCTGTGCGCCAGTTACGCAGTGAGCGTGAAGATCTGTCTGATGCCTTCTATGAAGCACTGATCATCAACATTGACCAGGGCAACCTGGCTTATGTGGTTGAACTGATGGGCAAACTGCAGGACTATGGCGGCATTGAAATCCCTGTTGATTTCGCTGTCACAGGCGCAGAACTGATCACTGGTGAACTAGGGCTAACGCAGGGCAGTTTGTTTGGCGGCCAAAACTTTGCTGGCGGCTTCAGCCAGCAAGTCACTGAAATCATTTTGCCGCCAGGCGTCACGCCCGCTGAAATATTGGCAGCACAACGTGAGGAAAACACTAGGCGAGGCGTCGCCACCTACGAAACAGCAGCGGCAGGCAACTTGTGAGCAGTTGGCAATTCACTATCTATGACCCGCAGGCGGCCACCAACTACGATTTCACGGACAGGCTGCAAGGGTTTGACATCACGCAAACAGTTCACCCTGGACGTTTGGGCAGGGGTGAAGCCCTGTTCAGGCTGAGCAACTTTGACGGCGCCCTCACACCTAACGCTGGCGGCACCTACGGAAACGTAGACTGGGCTACAGCAGCATTCAAACTGCTCATCAAACCGCCTTATGGCAACCACACAGTGTTTGTCGGCCTAGCAGCTGATTTCACGGTCACTGATAACGGCGTGGCGTCATACGTTGATTTTATGTGTGATGACCCTTACGCAGTCATAGGGCGTGGCCTTATCGAATCAGGCGGCGTCAGCCCGCTAGGTGCTTTTTTCGGCAATATCCCTGAAGTCGCTGAATCACTGATCAATATTGGGGCAACCAATAAAACGGTCAACGGCGTGAAAATGCCGACGCTAGGACAAAGCAGCGCAGAAGCAGAAGTCATTGACGTAGGCCTCACTGAAGCCACAGTGTTTTACACCCGCTACAACTGTGACGGGCGTATCAGTGAACGCATAGCGAACGGAATGCTGCCAGCCACAGCAGGCGTGTTCTGGCCTGGTGAGGCCGTAATACTGGGCGGCACCACATACTGGCAGGCGTTTTGTGTTGGTGAAGGTTTGAGCGCTGACACAGACTCAGGAAGCGGGCGAATTGAATACACGTTGACAGAGAACCCGACAGGTGCAGCACAGGAACTTGCGCTGGACACGTTGCAGACAGGCCATAACCTGGGCGAAATCACCAACGCTGTTGAAATCAAAGTGCAGCCACTGCAAAACATTGCTGCAGCTGAATATCAGTCAATTAACACTGCAAGCACTGATGAATATGGTGAGCGTGGCGCAGTATGGCCCAACCATTTTCAAGGCCGCAGACCACGTGGCAACTGGCCCGCACCACTTTCTTTCAATCCTGTGCCTATCGATATGACTGAATACGCTGACGGCCTCACCAACAGGTTCAGCGAATACCGTTACACAGCGCAAACAGCGACAACCCGCCAAACATTGAACACAAGCAGCAACGCCAAAATTGCGTTTGGCAACCTGTGTGATATCAGGTGGGGGCAGTGGGCGCCCATCACAGTGAAATACACGCCGACAGGTGCAGCCAGCCAGATCAGTGACGTGTGCGTCATTGGTCGCCGCAGGCTACGTGGCACCCCTAGTGACGTCACTGTTGAACTGGGGTTGCTGCCAGCGATTGACTATCAGTCACTGGTGCTTGACAGCGACATGCTCGGCGTGTTGAACACGAACAGATTAGGATGAAACTATGACAGCTTTAGGCGACTTCAGTAGCGGCGATGTGTTGACTGCTGCCGATATGAACGCAATCGGCCAAAAAGTATCATTTACCCC